ATACACATCCGTATTAAACAAGATGCCGTTATCAGGGATGTTTACAGAAAATGTGCTGCCCGTGCCGAAAGCGAGGTCTAGCATAGTAGTGCCGCCAGAACCTCCATCTTTCAAAACAACTTGCGGGCTTCCAGAACCTGCTGTCACCACTTGGATCTGACGCACTCTAGCGCGACCATCAAAGACGGTTGCGTCCGCTGTCTTGGTTACTGCGAATACATCAGAAGCTGACATGATTGCCCCCTACTACGCTATTTGAACGTATTCAATAATGAAGGTAAAGGAGCCTGCCGTTGTTGCATCTACTGTATTGGTGATGTTGCAGAAGATCGTTCTTGCCGTGTCTGTGTATTGTACAGAAGCTGGAGCCGTTGTTCCGCTCTGCGTTTGAGTGACCAAGGTCGTGGTCGTTACGTTGTGTGCGACAACGGTTGTACCACCATCAAGGATTTCATCAGTAACAGCCGCAACAATCTGTGCGCCAGAGCTAGATGTGCCAACCTCATAGCCAATATCGCCTGTCCCAATAACGGGAGAAACATCACAAAATATTTTAATATCAGTGATGATTGTGTTTGCTGGCTGTGTGAACTCGCCAATGGTTGGGCTGTCTCCTGCTGTGGTGTTTACTGTTACACCCGTAGCAAAGCCGACATGCTTAACATACTTATTCGTCACGATACCGGTTGAAGCTGTGCTTGAAACGGTGGTGACAACGCCTGTGGTGGCGTCCTTTGAAATTACTTGGAATCCGTTTTCTGAACGGACGGGACCGTTGAACGTAGTATTGGCCATGAGGAACTCCTTGTCGTGGCTAGTGTCAGCTTAAAGCTGTCAAGGTTCTTAATTAGTATACACAAAAAAGGGCGGTGTGAAACCGCCCTTCTTATTTTTCTTGCATAGAAAGTTACAGGTAACTTTTAGGAGACTAAATCAACCTCCGCGAGAACCGTACATTCCAAGCGGATCGGATACGCCGAAGCTGTAACGCTCACGAGCCTTGTACCGGACGTTACCAGTATCAAAGTCGCCATCCATAGAGGTTGCCATTGGCGTCCGGACAAAATGCTTCATTCCGTTAGGAACATCAGTTGTCAGGAAGAATGCGTCAGTATCGGTCAGGTAGTGGTTGACACGATACCCCTCTGGGATAGAGCCGTTAGAACGGATGGCGTTCAGATCATTGTCAGCTGTGCCGACACGCAGATCTGTTTCCAGCAAACGAGTTGCAACAAACATCAATGCTGGCGGGACGATCAGCTTGCGAGGACGCGCTGCAATCAGAAGGCCACGCTCATCTACATAAGCTGCGATCTTGATTACTGCGTCTTCCAGTGATGTCTCGTTCAGATCAACATCTGTTGACGGACGGTTTGCATTGTTGCCACCAGCTACAGTCGGGTGAGCCGTGCTGAACAGGGTTACGCCATCTCCAGAATTGAAGGTGGTAAAACCATTGTTGAGCAAAGCTGCTGCCTTGACCTGTTTGGTGTACGCCATAGCCCGTGCGAGGGCTTTGGTGTAACGAGCCGAAAGAGCATCGTACAGGTTATCTTCCATGGCCTCTTCGGTCACAGAAAAGCCCATGGCAACCGTTTCGTGGTTGTAACGAGCAGTGTACGACTCTTGCGCTGAATCGAAGCTGATAGCAGAACCTTCGGGTTTAACAGGCGCTGCGCCGAAACCCGATAATTTTACTTCTTCTTCAAAACTACGCTCTGAGTTCTCTGTTTCGTAGATCTCAGCATGTTCGTTTTCGTACTTTTCGTACTCAAGACCAAACAGTGCGTTAAGACCGGGAAGCAGCTCTTTCAGGAGTTGTGCGCGTGTAATAGCCATTTTCTACTCCTTACGCCGAGCCAGTTGTTGATGTGTGCTGGTGGTAATTGAACTTACACACCAATACCGGGAAAGACGTACCTTTCTCGTCGCCCTGATCACCACCAAGATAGTCGATGATGCGGATTGGAAGCTGGGGATCTGTGCCGATCTCCGAAATATCCAATGCAACACGGCTAATCTTCAGCGATGTATTTGGAGCGGTTTGTACGAGAGCGGTGTTCTTGCCATAGATATCACCAGTGTTAGTCGGCGCACCATCTGCTTGAATGGTGAACAGAACATTTGGGTCATCTACGACATACGCCATAATATCGGAAGCTGCTGTGCTTGCCGGATATAGCTGGCTGAACGTCTTTTGATCGGTGTTCGGATCTGTATACGAACACCCAAGGAAAACACCAACCATATCGATTGCGGTTGATGTGTCCCCTGTGCCGGACTGCTTTTCGATTGTGGTTGCGGTTCCACCGTCAACCAGTTGTACGATATCACCTGTGGCAATCGCTGTGCCATAACCCGATGCAATCGGATACTGGCGGAAAGCCTCAAGAGAACCACTGTCTAGACGACCAATCGGGCGCAGACCGAAGGGAGCGGCTGCTGAAGACATATTTCTCTCCTTCTAATCAAGCCATTTCAAAAATGGTAAGCGCCCCATAAGGGTTACTTACCAAACGATGTTTTAGTCGTGCGCTCTGGGTTCAGAACGGGCATGCGTGGATCAGATTGACGGAGATAACTATTATCAACAGCATCCTGCTGATCTTGGTTCATCTGTTGGTGCGCGTCAGTTCTTGATTCAACGTAATCTGTGGAGTTTTCGCAAAGAAGCAAACCTCCAACCTCAACATTACCCTCAAAACGAGAATCGTGATCGGGTATTACCTGTAGTTCAGGATGATCTTCTGCTTTAACCGGTGTCCACCCATTGCGGAACTTAGACGACACGTTCTTGTTGTCTGCATCACCCATGATCGATGTGCGTACCCAACGGTACTCAACACCATCACGAGGCTCTGGATCAGGCAACATTGTCGGCCTTTGCCACGACTTCTTGCGCTCTTGCTTGTCTCTTGACTCGGTTGAGCGAGGTGTACGGTTAGACATTAGATGCCTCCTTTAAAAGTTGCGCCGCGTATTGTTCAGGAGTTACACCAAGCCTCTTGGCGAGAGAAACTTGGGTTGAGGTTAGCTGCACTCTGCGTGGTTTTTTTGCACTCCGGTTAGCGGGGGCAACCACGTTACCAGTTTGACGGGTCGGTGCTTCCTCAACTTCAACCTCATCAAACTTGTCTGGAAATCTTTTACGCATAGCCTCATCGACTGCGCTATAATAATCTTCTACCCTTTCCGGGTTCATTGGATCAATACCATTCTTTTTGAGCCTCTCATGGACTCCGAAGGCAAATCCAGTCATTTCTTCATCTTCACCGAACCACTTATTGTCAGATGCCCACTGCTTTGTTCGGTCATCAACTTCATATTTTTGTTGTTGCGATGGCTGTGCTTGGGGCGCTTGAGGAACTGGCGTCTCTTGCTGCCTCTTAACTGGCCTATAGGACTCTACCTTGAACTTTTCATTCTGAAGAGCGGTTAGCTTCTCCTGAGCGTCAATCAACTTGTCAGGATCACCAGTTTCATATGCCTCTTTGTAAGCGGCTTTTGCTGTGTTGATCTGAGCCTCTACACGACCCTTTGCCTGCTCAACAAGGGTAGACTCTCCTTCTTCAAGGGTCTTACGCAGCTTGTTGTTTTCTTCTTGAACTTTTTGAGCGTATGAAACAGCCTCTTCACGAATCCGTTGAGCCTCTTCTTTTGCCCTGCGCTCTTCATGATACTCGTATCTAATCTGCTTTATGCGCTTCTGGACGTTCTCTCCATAGTTAGAGACTTCATCGTCTTCAGTTGCTTCCGGCTGTGTTTCCGCCTTTCGCTTTGGACGATCACGGTCCTCTGGCGGCGTATCATCAACGATATCTATTTCCAGTTCGCTGGTGTCAACAATATCCACCTCATTTTCCAGAGGTGCCTCATCAAACTTTTCTGCTGGATTTGTACTCATGCTCTTTTGTATCCCCTTGGGTCTTCAACGACTGCTTCCACAGTGTCGTCATTGATCAAACGAAACTCTTGACTGTCAATCTTGAAGCGTGTGCCAGAATAAGATCTGAAGATGACGAAATCGCCCTCTTGGCAATAAGCACCGTTAGGAAACTTATCCTTATCCTGATAAGCGTCAGGGCCAGCCTTGACTACAAAGCCAATAACTGAAGCTGTCTGCTCTGCTGATTTCAGTGAATCCGGCATGTAAATGCCAGCGTCCGTTTTCTCTTTAACCTCTAAAGGCTTTATCAAGAGTTTGTAGCCTGTAGGCTCTGGTATTTTAGTTGCGACCTTCTGATCGACTTCTTTAGTTGCAGAATACATCTGTCTTCCTTGCAGTGATTGAGGTTCACAGTACCTTGCGGTGTTAACCGTATTAGTCCTCTTGGAACAATTTTTCTAAATCTAATACATCTCTCTCCACTAAAGCAAGTGCTTCTACTTTGCCAACAAGTCGCATGTAGGAGCTATAGTCTTCACAACCCCCTCCAGCCATGTGGTCAGCTATGTGGTTCATGTACTCACGAATCTTTTGCCTTACGGCCTCTAGTTCATTCATTGTTTCCTGTTATCTCCCTAGCTATTTCACGCCCAAGCTCTATTCCGTCTCTTAGATCCTCTCGACGCATATTCTCTGCATCTTGGGCGATTTGAACACCGAGCCTAGCGCCTTCACGCTTCTCTTCTGACTCGATACGATCTTTCTGCACTTCAACATTTGCTGCTTTTGCTTGAGACTCTGACTGCAACTTAGCAACATCAAGCTGCTTTTTATGCTCAAACTCTGCTTCCTTCAGCGCAAGTTCACGCTGTTGGATCTGGGTGAGTGGATCTTGCTGCTGCTTCATGGCTTGTTCTTGTGCCATTTCTGCCTGATCCTTCTTCAACAACTTTGCAGCCGCCTCGGATGCAAGACGAGATATTTCAATCTCAACATCTTCTGGGAGCGGCTTATCCTCATCTGGCATACCAACGCCAAGGTTCTTTTCAATCTCTTTGCGATACTGGAACGCCACATGCTCTGTGACGTGGGCTGACATGGCGGCTTGGATAGCACCAGCAAACGGACTCTGTCCGACAATCTCTTGCAACTTTGGATCTTGTGCCGCTGCCAAGTGAACTTGGATGTGTGCTTCGTGGTCCTGATACTTAAACGCTTTGACAGGCTCCTGTTTCAACATTGCCATGTTCTCTGTAACTGGATCTGCTGGCTTAATGTCGTCAGGCAGCTTAATGATCTCATCAGCATCCTTGATGCCAAGAACCTCCAGCATCTGTCGGTGAAGTTTGCCCATGTCGTAAAGGTTCGGAGCTTGCTGTGCTAGCTGTAGGGCCGCTTGATACTGAACAACACGCTGAGACATGGTTGCAGCATTCGGGTCAGATACCGGAACAACATCGACGCGATCATCAAAATCCTTGCGTCGATCAAAATCACCGTCCATCTCGTATGCGTACTCTGACGGCATGTAATCTTTGATGACCACAGCAAGAAGGCCAAGCTCTCTTTTAAGCGCTGCATGTAGTCTGGCCTGTACACCAGACATAACCTTCATGCTCCGCTCCATGATAGCTAGCGTTGTTCCTACTGGGGCCTGCGGGTTGAGGTTTCCAACTTGTACATCCGCAACGGAGCCAACCCGTCTCCCCTCTTCAACGATATTTCCAAGCAGTTGATAGAGGACTGAGGACGGCTCTTTGTAAGGAAGGAATGCAATCGAATCCCTAATTGCACCACCCGGTACGTCCACATCGCGGAACTCACCCGGCATGAGAGGCGAATCATCGCCTTTAATGCGAAGACCCCTAGCCTTGAGGCCAGCAGGGAGGTTCGATAGCGTACCAGCGTCAATAAGCTGACGAAGAATAGAAGTGGCGCTCTTAGCAAGACCGCCAATAAGATGAATAAGACCCGTTCCATAGAACCCGAGGCCGGGTAGGTAGCGATAATGTACGAAGTGTTGTCTCTTACGTTTTTTAGGATCTCCCTCATACCAGTTCCTTCTCACTGACAGGACGATCCTAGACGATTTGTCTAGGGTAACAACATATGGACGGGCTATGCCGTCAGGATCATCAAATGGCTCTGGCATATTCAAATCGACATGAGCTTCCAAGATTGTGTGCCGATCATCGTCCTCAATGACGGCTGTCTCTCCTTCGATCTCGTCGTACTTTTCTTGAATTTCTGAATAGTCAGGCTGTGGGTCTGGAAGCTCTATGTCGCGATAGAACCCATTAACCTGTAGCTCGACAATCTCGTTGGAGTTTTTCTTCATCACATGCGTGTAGCGGGGGCATGTGGCGAGATCAGATGCGCCGTAGGAGACAACGAAGTCTTCTGCCGGTACAAACATGGCAGCGGGGCGCTCCATCAGAGGATCATAGTAAACCTTCTTGAACGCAGAGCCAGCCAAAGGAAGACGGAACAGCATCTGCTCTGTCTCATCGCGGTATTCGGTCATCTTTTCTGTCAGGAGATAGTTCATCTCCTCTTCGACACGCTGGGCCTGCTCACCCTTTTCGGCGTCTTTTCTGCCGACGATCTTTGTGCGAACAGGACCGGAAGCAGGGAACAGTTCTCCCATTGCCTGTGCTTGGAAGCGAACAACAGCTTCTGTGAGGAGTGGGTGGAACACTCCTGCCGCACCCTGCCAAGGCTGAGTGCGCTCTTCAATCTTCATGCCAAGAAGGTCTAAACCGCGTGTGTAGCTTCTTGCCCAATCACGGCGGGACTGCTTGTCAGTTTCAAAATCTGTAATCAGTTCCGACGCCATGTCTTCAAGA